AAAAAGGGGCAGCCGACCGGGTAATGCTGAGTTTGTCCAGGCACTTGCTCGATTTGATGGAAATCAGGGACAAAGCCCTGTCCAAAAGTTCTTTTTCTGCAGCCGTAGCCGCTGAAGTTGCCCGCGGCAAAGCTGCTGGATTGTATGTTTTGAAGTCAGAATTGACCATTAACAAGATTGAAAGCATGAGCAAGGATGAGATTATTGAACGCCTGAACCATTTATACCAGGCAACGGGGGGAGCCTTGCCCAACAGTAAAATTATTGACCTGAAATTAAACCATGAGCCAAAAGCTAACGGAAGTTCCTGAAGATACGCTGAAAGAGTATTACGAACTCAGTGAGCGTTACAAGGAAATCTCTGAGATTGAACGCGCACAGATTGATTTCCTGAGTTTTGTCAAAACCCAATGGCCCTCGTTCATTGAAGGGCACCACCATCGGATTGTGGCAAAAGCCTTTAATCGCATCGCCGAAGGCAGTTTAAAACGTCTCATCATCAATATGCCGCCCAGACACACCAAGAGCGAGTTTGCCAGTTTCTTGTTGCCTGCTTTTTTGATCGGGCGCAATCCTACTTTAAAGATTATACAGGCAACACATACCGCAGACCTGGCTGTACGCTTTGGCCGCAAAGTCAGGGATTTACTGCAAAACGATTGTTACTCCCGGATTTTTCCCGAAACCACACTGCATCCCGATTCCAAAGCAGCAGGGAAATGGGAAACCCTGTCAGAGACAGATCCGGCAATGCGCGGTGAATATTATGCGGTTGGTACCGGCGGCGCTATCGCCGGACGGGGAGCTGACCTTTTTATTATTGATGATCCGCACTCGGAGCAGGATGCCATGTCCAAGGTGGCTTTGGCAGATGCCTACGAGTGGTACACGTCTGGACCGCGCCAGCGATTGCAGCCGGGAGGGGCGATCGTCATTGTCATGACCCGTTGGTCGATGAAGGATTTGACCGGGCGCTTGCTCAAGGATATGTCCAGGAGCAAGCAGAACGATCAGTGGGAATTGATCGAATTGCCTGCTATTTTGCCAAGCGGCGATGCAGTATGGCCCGAATACTGGAAAATTGAGGAATTAGAGGGAATCAAGGCAGCACTCGGCAATGGCCCCAAATGGTTTGCCCAGTACATGCAAAATCCCACCGCCGAGGAAGGGGCACTGATCAAGCGGGAATGGTGGCAGGAATGGCCAACCAAGACCCCGCCTGAATGTGAATACATTATTCAAAGTTACGACACCGCTTTTCTACGCACCGAAACCGCTGACTATTCTGCGATCACTACCTGGGGAGTTTTTTATCCTTACGGCCGCATTGGTGAAGAACATTACACCGGGGAGGCAGCGCATTTGATTTTACTGGATTCGGTCAAGTCCCGTTGGGAGTTTCCCGAACTTAAACAAAAAGCATTGGAACTCTACGAGCATTGGCAACCGGATACAGTGATCATTGAGTCCAAGGGAAGTGGCACACCACTAACCCAGGAGCTGCGGAAAATTGGCATACCCGTGCAAAATTTTACGCCCAGCAAAGGCTCTGACAAAGTAGCCAGGGTGAATGCCTGTACGCCACTTTTTGAATCGGGGATGATCTGGAAACCCGATGAATTCTGGGCTACAGAAGTAGTTGAAGAATGTGTCTCTTTTCCCAATGGCGATTACGATGACTTGGTGGATTCCACATCACAGGCAATTTTACGTTTTCGCCAGGGCGGTTTTGTTTCTTTGCCTTCAGACTATGAAGATATTTTTGAGAGCCATCGCCATAAGCAAAGAGTTTATTACTAATGTGGCACAACAAGTATGGTGCTAGAATACTAAACCCCAAAGGATATACAGTGGCTAAAAGAACACAAAAAACAATGACTCATTCGCATCGGCACAGGCACGATGACCAACAGCATACGCATCAGCACGAGGATAACAAAGAGGAACATAGTCACGAACACGAACATCCTGCCATCATCTACGGAGATGAAAGGGGCTATACGATAATTGAATTGGACATGAATGATCTGAAGCTGTGGAAAAAGGATGCAATAGAATAATGGGTTGGGAATATCCCTTAGGAGTATTGAAATGCCCGTATTGACGGTTGGCATGGCCACTTATAATGATTACGATGGAGTGTATTTTTCAGTGCAGGCGCTGCGCATGTACCATCCAGAAGTCATGGATCAGATTGAAATATTGGTGATTGACAATAAACCAGACAGTCCACACGGGGAGGAAGTAAAAAGGTTTATTGAAAACTATGTGCCTAATGGTAAATACATACCGTTCACAAAATATAATAGTTCTTTTGTAAAAGGCCAAGTATTTGAACACGCACAGTGTGATTATGTTCTTTGCATTGATTGCCATGTGTTATTGGTCCCTGGTGCTTTGGCAAAGTTGATTTCCTATTACAACACTTTTCCCAACACAAAGGATCTTCTTCAAGGACCTTTGGTGCATGATGATTTGATAAATTTCTATACACATTTTGAACCTAAATGGCGAGGTCAAATGTTTGGCACATGGGCCACGGCGCAACCGTCTTTGGACAAAGGCGATCCTTTTGAGATACCGATGCAGGGATGTGGTTTGTTTTCCTGTAAAAAAGAACATTGGGTTGGCTTTAATCCTGCCTTTCGGGGGTTTGGCGGTGAGGAGTGGTATTTGCAGGAAAAAGTAAGGAAACAAGGAGGAAGAGTTTTGTGTATGCCGTTTTTAAAATGGTTGCACAGGTTTGGCCGACCGGACAAGCCAAAATATCCTTTGGATATGTATGCCCGGATCAGAAATTATATTATAGGCTGGACGGAAATTTATGAAAACAAGGAACATGAAGCAGTGCAATCAATCGTAAATCATTTTATAGAACAAGGATATGAAGAAGAAAAAATAAGGAGCTATCTGGAATAATAGTTTACTATTAATTTATTTATAGCTAGAGTAATAATCTATGCCTATCGACAAACAAAGACCCATGTCAAATGGCGATGCCCAAGCAAGTCCTTTTGAAGGACCCATTGAAATAGAGCTTGAACTTCCCGAAGGTGCTGAAACATTTGATGAAATGCCCATGGAAGGGCAACAACCTCCTGATTTTAATGAAAATTTGGCAGATTTTCTTGAAGAAGACGTGCTTCAAGCACTCAGTTCCGAGTTGGTGAGTCTTTATGAAGAAGACAAGGAATCACGCAAGGATTGGTACGAGTCTTTTAGTAAAGGACTTGATTTATTGGGAATTAGACAGGAAGAACGGACACAGCCGTTTCAGGGGGCAAGTGGGGTCAATCATCCCATTTTAGCAGAAGCAGTTACCCAGTTTCAGGCACAAGCCTATAAAGAACTTTTACCGGCAAGTGGACCTGTCCAGGTTCAAGTTGTGGGTGTACATAATCCAGAAGTCGTGGCTCAATCAACCAGGGTAAAAGAATTCATGAATTACCAGATTACCCATGTCATGGAAGAGTACGATCCTGAGATGGATTCGTTATTGTTTTATTTGCCTCTTTCTGGCAGTGCTTTTAAAAAAGTTTATTTTGATACGACCTTGGATCGTGCTGTCAGTGAATTCGTCAAAGCAGAAGATTTAGTGGTTAGCTACACAACTACGGATCTTTCAACTTCGCCGCGTGTTACCCATGTCATGACCATGACTAAAAATGATCTGCTTAAAATGCAACTAAACGGTACCTACAGCGATATTGAATTGGTACAGCCTGGAGTTGTGACTCCAAACAAAGTCCAGGAAAAAATGGAAAAAATGGAAGGAATACAGCCCAGTTATGCAGAGAACAATGAGCTTTACTCCATTTTAGAAATGCACGTAGAACTTAACTTAACTGAGATTGAAGATTTTGGTTTTGCTAGTCCCTATATTGTGACTATTTGTGAAGATATGAATCAAATTTTGGCAATTCGCCGTAATTGGACAGAAGGCGACCAACTTTATAAAAAAATAAATTATTTTGTTCAATATAAGTTTTTGCCAGGACTGGGCTTTTATGGTTTTGGCTTAATTCACATGATTGGTGGCATAACAAAGTCTGTTACTTCTATTTTACGTCAATTGATCGATGCTGGAACTTTAGCTAATTTACCTGCTGGATTTAAAGCCCGTGGAATGCGTATCCAAGGCGAAGACGAGCCTTTACAGCCTGGGGAATTCAGGGATGTTGATGTAGCAGGGGCTACAATCAAGGATTCTTTACTGCCGTTACCGTATAAAGAACCTTCGGCTGTTTTAGTACAACTTTTAGGTCTTTTGGTTGATTCTGGCAGACGTTTTGCTTCTATTGCAGATATGCAGGTTGGCGACATAGGCAGTCAGCAATTACCTGTAGGAACCACCATAGCCATGCTGGAACGGGGAACTAAGGTAATGTCGGCCATTCATAAAAGACTGCATTTTGCCCAGAAAAAAGAATTTAGGTTATTGATCCGTGTTTATGCCACTTATTTGCCCCCAGAATACCCTTATATGACAGAGCAGGGGGAACAGGTGGTCCTGGCCAAGGATTTTGATGAGCGCGTGGATGTATTACCAGTAAGTGACCCAAATATATTTTCCATGGCACAACGGGTATTGATTGCCCAACAACAATTGCAAATGGCACAAGCAGCTCCTGAAATACATAATTTACAAGAGGCTTATCGCCGAATGTACGAGGCTTTAGAGATTAAAAATCCACAAAGTTTATTTAAACAGGAACCGCAAGTTCCTCCCAGGGATCCAATCAGTGAAGAACAGGCAGCGATGATGGGTCAACCGATCAAGGCTTTTGAATGGCAAGACCACGAAGCCTATATTGCGGCGCATTCCTCTTTTATTCAAAATCCGATGGCCAAAGAAAACCAGATGGTAGTGCAAATGATCAGTTCAAACATTCAGGAACATCAATCCATGTTGTATAAACTGCAAATTGAAGAGGCTATGGGACAACCGTTACCGCCATTGGAAGAATTGCAACAAATGCCTCCAGAACAGAGCCAACAAATTATGAATCAAATTGCACAAATGGCTACCAAAGCCACAGCAGAAGTCACAGGACGAGCAGAAGCGCTTGCCAAAGCTGAAGAATTGCAGCGAATTGATCCAATTATTGAGTTGCAAAAAGCAGAAATTAGGCAAAAAGCAGTGGCATCAGAGCAAAAACGAGAAGTAGAGAAGGAAAAAATTGAGTCTCAAGAGGCAATTGCTGAAATGAAGATTGCTGCAGAACGCGAAAAGAACGTCCAGTCTTCGATTTTAGAGGCAGATAGGACTTACGCAGATATTTTAAACACTGTCCGAGAGGCAGACGAAAAAACTAGAACCGAATAGGAGGAAAAAATGGCTAAAAAGTCTAAACTTTATCCTGGACCACAAAAGAATCCAGTTAAATTAAACACAGAAGGTGATGGGAAGTTAAAAGCGGTAAAAGGAAAGGCTAAAGGTGGCGGTGCTGCCACTAAAGGCCTTAGTTTTATCCAATGGATTAAAGAATAACCTATGGATTGGCTAACGGCGACTGAATTTTTACTAAAACAGTCCCGCAAACGACAAAAAGAATTAAAAAACACTGTTTCAGTAGGTGGAGTTCGTAATTTTGAGCAATATCAACGCTTGGTTGGTGAAATTGCTGGGCTAAATTTCATTGAAAACGAGATAATTGGGCTACACAAGCGAATGGATGCACCAGATGAAGACTGAAACTGAAAGCAAGGAAATACCTCCTTTTATAGCAAATTTTGGCTCTGAAGAGCCAAAACCCGTTAATTTTACTCCAGATGACCTTAAAACAGGCAAATTAGCTAAAAAATTGCCTCGTCCTACGGGTTATCGGTTACTTATTTTGCCTTTCGCTCTTTCTCAGAAGACAAAAGGTGGAATCTATCTGGCACGGCAAACTGTGGAACGAGAGCGTTTGACTACGGTTGTGGGCTATATTGCAGCTCTTGGGCCAGATGCATATAAAGACCCAGTTAAATTTCCTGAAGGACCATGGTGTAAAAAAGGAGATTGGGTTATTTTCGGACGCTACGCAGGTGCTCGTATTCAAATTGATGGTGGGGACTTGCGCCTACTAAATGACGATGAAATTTTAGCGTTGATAAACGATCCTGAAGATATTATTGGGATATAAAGTTTTACTTTTTTAAATTTCGCGCTAAACTCATTAATAACACATGGAGGAAACCATGCAACAAGAAGCTGAAAATATAGAAACAGAAATAGAAATCGAGGAAAAAACTGTAGAAGTTGAATTTTCCGATAAACATGGGGAAGAAGTCGAAGCCTATAGTGAAAAGGTTCAAAAACGAATCGACAAGCTCACTTATAATCAACGAGAGGCAGAACGCCAAAGAGATGAAGCTATCCGTGTTGCTCATACTTTAAATAATAAAGTTAAAGAATTTGAACAAAAAACCTCACAAACAAACCAAGCTCTTTTTCAAGAATACAACGGTAGAGTCGTCACTGAACTTGAACTGGAAAAAGATAAGTATCGCAAATCCATAACAGAAGGAGATATTGAGGCACAATTAGCTTCACAACAAAATATCGCAAAATTAGCTGTTGAACAAGAAACTTTATCCCGTGCTCAAAAACAGCGAGAAGCTCAAGCTCAAACTCAAACTAAAAATGGAAATGCTCAACAACCCCCTACAGTTGACCCAAGAGCAACCACTTGGGCAAAGAAAAAGGAAAATTCTTGGTTTGGAAGGGATGAGGCTATGACAGCTGCCGCTTTTGCAATTGATAAAAAAATGCAAGAGGAGGGAACAGATCCTACAGCAGCTGATTATTATGAATTATTAGATGAAAAGATTCAGGAAGCCTTTCCACATAAATTTGAAAAGGAAGGCAAATCGCCTCCTGTTCAAGCCGTTGGTCGGACGAGTGTGGGTACAAACCCCAATACTAGAAGGACCAAAAAAGTAAAACTCACAGCAAGTCAGCAAGCAATTGCTAAAAAACTTGGTGTGCCACTAGAAGAGTACGCAAAGTACGTCTGATATAGGAGTATAATATGACAGACCGCAACTCCCGTTCTGCTGAAGTACGAGTAGAAAAAACTCGCAGAAAACCTTGGCAACCACCGTCTAGTTTAGACGCACCTAAACCGCCTCCAGGATATAAATATCGCTGGATTCGTGAAAGCATCCTTGGGCAAGAAGACAAAACGAATATGTCTAAGCGTATTCGTGAAGGATTCGAGCCAGTGAGGGCTGAAACTCATCCTGAGTTTCAAGGCCCCACAATTGAGGATGGAAAACACGCAGGTGTTATTGGCGTTGGTGGCTTAATCTTAGCAAAAATAGACGAAACAATAGTCGATGAACGAACTGCTTATTTTCAAAAGATGACAGATGAGTCCATGCAGGCTGTTGATTCTGAATTAATGAGGGAAAGTAATCCCATTATGCCTATCGAACAACCGAATCGTAAAACGAAAACGGAGTTTGGTACAAAACGGGATCTTTCTGAAGATTAACCTTTAATAATATGGGTAAATAAATTATGGCAAATGTTGATGACCCGAATGGGTTTACACCAGCTTATCATTTAACTGGTGGAACCATTAGACCTGCTCAAATGAGGATCGCAAGTGCGACAAATGCTGCTATTTATAGCGGTGATGTTGTCAATCTTTCAAGCGGTTATATCATTCAGGGCACGGCTACTGGTGCTCCTATAGGAGTATTTGCTGGCGTTTATTATGAGAAGACGGATGGTACTCCAGTATGGGCAAGATATTGGACTGCGGATGTAGCAACCCTAGGAAGTATAGATGCTAAAGCCTACATATATAACGATCCTGACATCGTTTATGAGGCTCAATTTACTGCTGGTACACCAGCGGTGAGTTTTATTGGCAGTAAGTACACTCTCACAACAACGGCAGGTAGTACAAATACTGGTCGTTCTGCTGAAGGTGTTACTGCTACTACTTCTTCTGGCGTTGCTCTTTGTGTTGGCTTTGTCGACACACCAAGCAATTCAATAGCAGCCAATGCTAGAGCCTTTTTCCGTTTCCCTGCTAATCCATTTGAATAAGGAGATAAGTAATGGCAATTAATAGAGCACAGCTCGTTAAAGAACTCGTTCCAGGTCTTAATGCTTTATTCGGACTGGAGTATGCACGTTACGCCAATGAGCACACGATGATTTTCGATACCGAAAGTTCTGATCGTGCTTATGAGGAAGAAGTGATGCTCTCTGGCTTTGGAGAAGCAGCAGTTAAAGGAGAAGGCGCTGCAGTTAAATATGACACTGCCCAAGAAACTTGGACAGCCCGTTATGTACATAATACAGTGGCACTAGCGTTCTCTTTGACTGAAGAGGCAATGGAAGATAATCTCTATGATACCCTGTCTGCAAGGTACACCCGTGCACTTGCTCGTTCTATGCAACAAACTAAGCAGATTAAAGCTGCGAATGTGTTGAATAATGGCTTTAGTACAACTTATCCTGGTGGCGATGGGAAACCATTAATGACCACCGATCATGGTACGTTGACTGCTGGAGACCTGA